AAGAGAGAGCACAGCGTCTATTTGATATTGAAGAAGAAAGATTAGAAATACTTCGTCGTATCCGTCAGATCAAAGACTTACCAGAAACAGAAAGACTGGCTCGTGAAAAAGAAATCAATGGTATCTATGATGAAAGACTAGAACAAACCCGAGTCCAGAACGAACAAGATGTTAAAAACAGTCGTGACTTTGCCAAGGGTTGGTCTAAAGCCTATAACACCTATGTTGAAAGTGCAAAAGAAAACTTTGAAACTGCTGGTAGAATCTTTAATAAGATTACACAAGGCATGGAAGATGCAGTTGTTGAGTTTTCAAGAACAGGTAAGTTTGAATTTAAGAGTTTCTTAAACACCATCCTTGAAGAACTATTACGCAGTCAAGTCCGTCAACTTATTGCACAGGTACTAGGTGGCGGTGGTAGAAGTAGTGGCGGTGGCTTCAAGAGTCTAACATCATTGCTGGGCTTTGCCAATGGTGGTATTGTTCCAACAAATGGTCCTGTCATTGTAGGCGAGCGTGGTCCTGAACTATTAGTAGGTGCAAGTGGTAATCGTGTGATTCCAAACAATGCACTCAGCGGTGGTGGTTCAGTAACCTATAACATATCTGCAGTTGATGCTCGCAGTTTCAAAGAGTTAGTTGCCAGTGACCCAAGTTTCATTTACGCTGTCACAGAGCAAGGTAGAAAGACAGTCCCATTTAGTAGGAGATAAAGATGACCACAGCGTTTCAAACAGTTATTGATAATGCGGAAGCAATTAGTTTTAATCGTAGAAAGAAAGTATCACAGACTGTGAGCCGTGATGGCACAGTAAAGTCAACCAGCCTAGGTGGACAGATTTGGGAGTTTGAAGTAAGTCTTCCTAACGGTCCTAGATGGAGTGAATATCGTCCGTTGATTGAGCGTATGGAAGCCTTGGATCGTGTGACAGTTGGTACAATACAAATCAACAACGCTAATCACAGTTGGCTAACAGGCTATCAAGGTAACTTAACCAGTCTAAGCGGCATTGGAGTAACATTCACATCAGGTAATACTGTAACAATCACTTCAGGTGCATCATTAGGCAGTGGTTATAGATTCCGTTCAGGTGACTTAATACAATTAGGCTCAGGCGGATCAGTTTATAGTGTTGTCAGTGATGTTGTCTATAATGGCACAACTATTACATTGAATCGTCCAGTGCGTGAAGCCGCAGGATCATATACATTGATAGTAGGACAGTCAGTGACATGGAGTGTTATCTGCGTTCAGTTTCCTAAGTGGACAGTATTTGCTAGAGATCAAGTAGGCTGGGACGGACCTTTCGTATTCGCGGAGGCTATCTAATGGCTATTGATCTAAGTTCATATCGCTCAATACAAACGAACTTATTTGTCAAGTTAGACATTCCTGGTTATGCAGTATTAACATTCAGTGACTATCACAGAAATTATACCATTGATGGAACAAGTTATACAGGACTAGGACAGTTGTTGGCAGTAGGCAACACTGATGACAATCTTCGTGCTACACCCAGCGAACTTAGCATCAGCATCTCAGGCATTCCAAGTGGCAATGTCTCTGACATAATCAATAATCGTATCAAAGGCAGTGAGTGCAAAGTATATCGTGGCTTCTTTAATGTTGACACAGGTGCATTGTTAAGCATTGCAGGTAACCCCGCAGGTAAGTTTCAAGGTATTGTTTCAAACTATGATGTCAGCGATGATTTAGACATGGGCAGTGACACAGGAACTGTGACATTGACATTGATTGTGACTTCAGTGGTTGAACTACTGCAAAATAAAATCAATGGTAGAAGAACAAATACACAAGACTTTCCCAATGGCGATATGGCTCGTGTTTTACCATTACAGAAGTCTAACTTCAACTTTGGAGCACCACAATGAGTTTCTTAAGTGGCATTGTAAACTTTACCAAGAGTGCTGTTAGTACTCTGTCAGGAAACAGTATTGTTGGCACATTGGCTAAAACAGCCATACTTGGATTTACTCTTAACAAATTAAGCAAGAGTGCAATCAAAGGCAACGACACTGGCACACAAAATATTGATGAAGGTGTTAGACTACAGATAAATCCCAACGCTGATAGCAAGATACCTATATTGTATGGTAGTGCTTTCTTTGGCGGTAACATCTTTGATGCCGTAATGACCAATAGCAATAAAACCATGTGGTATGCTATTGCACTAACAGAAAAGACTGGCACAGTTTATTCATCAAGTACCGCCAGTGCTTATACCCTAAACAATGTCTATTGGAACAATCAACGAATAATTTTTAACGCAGATGGTATTACTGCCAATTATACTGTAGACAAAAGCGGAACAATTGATAGAAATATCAGCGGACAGGTAAGGGTATATTTCTATGCAGGCGGAAGAACTGCTGGACAATTACCAAGTGGCTATGCTGGAACTGCTCCAGGCAATTCAGAAACACTATTTCCAAATTGGACAAGTGGCACACACGCATTAACCAATGTGGTATTTGCTCTTGTTCGTGTTGACTACAATCGTGAAAAGAATATAACTGGCCTAGGAGATATGCTGTTTAATATCAGCAACTCTATGTTTCAGCCAGGCGATGTCATATATGATTATCTAACCAACACCACATATGGTGCAGGTATTACCGCAGGTGATATCTTAACTGCTGATGTCACTGCCCTTAACACTTATTCTGTGGCTGGTGTTGCCTATGCTGATCAAGGCACTGGTGCTGAAACACTGGCGGATCGTTATCAAATCAATGGATTGCTTGATAGTAAAAATCCAGTATTAGAAAATGCAGAAGCAATTCTAAATGCCACAGCCAGTTGGTTAAGTTACGACACACATGAAGGCAAGTGGGGCATTGTTATCAACAAAGCAGACACCAGCATTGCCAGTTTTGATGATTCAAATATCATAGGCAGTATCAGTCTTGGTGGCACTGGCCTACAGGATTTATATAATAGTGTTAAGGTGCAGTTTCCACATAGAGAACTTCGTGATAGTGCGGACTTCTATAATATAGCAGTACCAACATCTAGCATACCTGCAGACTGGACACCATTCAGTCGCAACACCAACGAAGAAAATAACACTCTTGAAATAACCTACGACATCATTAATGAGCCCATCCAGGCACAGATGTTGGGATTGATTGAACTTAAACAAAGTCGCATTGATAAAATTATACAGTTCCAAACAGACTTTAGTTATTACAATATCAAAGCAGGTGATATCGTAGATGTAACCAACACACGATTTGGATTTAGTTCTAAACTGTTTAGAGTAATGAGTGTCACTGAAGTCCAAGACGACGGTGGTGCACTACAAATGAGCATCACGGCATTAGAATATGATGTCAATGTTTATTCAATTGCTGACTTATACCGTTTCACTCGCAGTGATGTAGATGGCATCATCCCATTGGGTGCCATTGGCACACCTGGAACACCTACAGTTACCAAAGTTGAATTAGATGCTCGTCCTAGAGTTAATATTACTACCACAGCACCAACAGGATTAGTTGAAGGCATGGAATATTGGCTTACCACTGATGTAGCATTAGCCGAAGAAAATCGTAGTTATACTCTGATAGCCACCAAGAAACCAGTAGGTGGTGGTGTTTACACATCAGGTACCGCAGTGGTATTAGACTACGACAATCTTGGCACAACCAACTTCTTTGTTAAGACTCGTGGCTTCAATACCAATACCGTAGGCCCATTTAGCACACCAAGCGGATTAGTTGAGTTTGCACCAGTGCAGACTACCAACGCCATTGATGCTAACACACAGGCATTTGATTCCACAGGCGGACTGCTAGGTGCATTGGCATTAATAGAATTATTAGGTAAGTTAAGTGATTTGTTTGGAGCCGGTGACATTGGTAAAAGTATCTTTGATAAGATATTTGAAACATTTGAAGATGTCACAGGTATTGACCTAGTAGGCGATGCAGCCGCAGGTGACTTGGTTGTTGCCAGTAATCTATCCGTTAAGGCAGATGGAGTAAGTCTTGGTGCTACCACTGCCAGCATAGACTTTATTGGTCCTATAAAAGCACAAGGCACCAGTACTCTTACAGTTAAACTAAAAGACGGTACTGCCAACAAAGACATCCTGGCATGGAATTCCGCTACCAGCAAATGGGAAACAATTAGTGGTTGTATTGATTGTGAATTTCCAGCACCAGTAGAACCACCTGCACCAGCGACTCCTTGTAGTCTTACGGTATCAAGCACATTGCCTGCAAACAACTTTGGTGGTGTTAGTAGTCTATGCACTACTACTTCTACAGTTCCGTTTACCGGAAGTTATTTCATTAAGTTTGCCATTACTAGAGGCACATTAGAAGGTGGTGCATCAGACACCAGTCTTTCTACAGAATTTACAGCCCCATTGGTTAAAGGCACAGGCAGTTTCAAACTCTACGGCACTGATGGTAAGTTAGAAGATACCAAGGCCATTGCTGCCTGTATTGTTCACGGTGATGTCATTGAGATTCCATTCTCTAGCAGAGCACCAGGCAAAGACTATTATATTATTTGGGATGAAGGTATTGTAACTTCTTGTACCTGCGAAAACGCCGCAGTTGATAATGCTACTACTTGGGCATTTACCACAAGTATTGCTCCTGTGGATTCTTATCGCTCAACTGCATTAAGTCCAGTAAGTATTCCTGCACCAAGTGCTAATTCTGCCAGTGATGCTAGAAATCCTGCAGACACATTGGCGGTAGACTTTACTAAGATACCTGGCTCAACAGTTTGTTCTAATGCACAAAAAATAATATTAACATTCACGCAAAAGGTCAAGAAAGGATCAGGCTTTATTACTCTTAAAGACACAGCCACAGGCAGCACCATATCAACCTTTGCTGTTAGTGCATCAACTATCGCACAAGTAGGCAATAATTGGACCGTGGACTTTGGCACAATCACATCTATAGATGAAGGTGTATCTTATGATTTAATTGCACCAAGAGGTTTGCTACTAACAGACAATCCTGTAACAACCACTGTGGTCTGCGACAAGTCAACTACTACTCCTGCATTACCAGACAGACCTTCTAGAGCAAAATCTTGGAGTTTCATTACTGGTGCTCCGTTAGTGATAACCAATGTTGAAGTCTGCACAACCCCTACAGGTAAAGCCACACTGACATCAAACATCAAGATTACATTTAACAAGACTATCAGCAAGGGCACTGGAGACATTATTATTAATGATGGCGGTTTCTTTGGCACAGTTCAAAAGATTGATATCAACGGAACCTATGCCGCTAAGAAATATGCTACCATATCTGGTGTAAATTCTAATATCTTAACTATCAATCCAACCAAGGCATTTACACCAAACACTAATTATCATATTACTATGGTTAGTGGTGTGCTAAGAGATACTGCCTGTGATGTTCCATTTGATGGTGTTAGTGATACCACAACCATTAGTTGGAAGACTGATGGTGCAGAACCTACTGCCCCGCAGGCATTGAATTTTGGCAGCGTCCGTTTTGATTTAGAGTATGATAGACCAATTACTTTAGGTAGTGGTAAGATGAATGTAGTGGCTGCTAACGGAACATTGCTAACCCAGATTAGCCCATTGGACCTAGCAGTTCAAATAAAATACAATGAACGATTCTAAGGATTAAAAGATGGCTATACTTTCAGCAAGTGCAAAATTATATACAGGTATTAGATGTTTCTGCGTAGATAAAAATATATCTGCCGCACTAACAGCATCATTTAGTCTTGGAAATAGAAATAGACCCGCATCAGGCGGTGATACTGTCTTTGCTAATGTATTGGCCTTTAAATTACGCAGAGCCATTGCTGATTTGGTTGTAACACCTTCTGTGTCATTAACTAATGAAAGACTAAAAACATTTGGTGGTGGTAATAATGTTATTACACCTGGTGCTTCAAGAGTCATTGACAATACCAACAATTGGCGAGTCACAGCCAGTGTAGTCTGCAAGTTTCCAACATATTTTAGAATTGATGTTGATAAACTTCAACTACCACAAGGCACAACCTGTACTGTAAGTTTTGAAGAAGATTGGATTAGAGATGGTGTCTATTTAGAAAGCACCAAAGCATCTAGCCCAGCAGTAGGTAACTTCTTTACATTTAGAACACCATGGCAGGGTGCAAGTTTTATAAACTCTGCTTTTACATTGCCTAACAGGACTGGATTAAGGATAAAACAATTAGCAGGTTCTGTATCATCATCTGCATCATTGGTTGCGTATCCAATATTCAATCCTGGTAAACTTGCGGCATTGTTTGGCGGTGTGTTTTTTACACTACCAACCGCAGTTAAGACAGCGAGAGGTGTTTCGTTAATGGTTTCAAGTTTTGCATCTAACACCCTTAATCTTAGAATTAAACAATTAGCAAGTATCTTTGATTCCGGACTTGCTACTTTAACTACTGATGCAGAAAAATACAAAACACCTGGGGTTGTTTCGATAACCTCTACTGCTACAATATCTGCCGCAGGCGATAGAAGCATTGGTGTAATTACTGCCTTTGTAGCAGATGCCGCAACTATGAATACTGTTGCTGTCAAGACTGCCAGAGGTAATTCTGCAATAACCGCAACAGTATCACAATCTGCAGATGTGTTTGCACAGAAAGGATTGCCTGTAACTAATCTAGTTATGACTGCTTCGATGAGTATTATTGCAGATGTTCCAATGGTATTGACTGCGGTTGGGACCAGCGTTTCACTACCGTTATGGTATGGCAGTATCAATGCAGTTATAGATTGGGGTGATGGAACCACAGAGACTGTGACATCAACTCCTAATTCTAAGACTAATTTAACTAAAACTTATTCTACAACAAATGCCAGTAGAAAAATCTATATCAAAGGATCTGTTCAGAATTGGGGCTATGCAAATGCTTCACAGTTTTTAGCACAAGTAAATTCAACAGTTGGCGGAAGTGGATATAGTGTTTTAGGCTTTGGTGACATTGGCATACAAACTCTAATTGCTTATGGAAAAGAATACGGAACGCCATATACTATTCCAAGTAGTGTGTTAGACATATCTTATTTTTATTATGGTACAGAAGTTGCAAATCCAGAAAGATTACAATATTGGAATACCAGCAATATTCAAAAAATGGAAGGTGTGTTTAGATTAGTGCAAGGTGATGCCAGTGCCTTACCTATAGGCAGTTGGAACACTGGCAGCGTTACTACAATGCGTAGGATGTTTAGAAACACAGGAACAACTGGTGGAGGTGCTAATTTTAACACAGATATCAGCAGTTGGAATACCAGCAATGTAACAGATATGAGCGAAATGTTTATGGATACTAATTCTTTTAATAGAAATATCAATGCTTGGGATGTAGGATCTGTTACTACCTTTGAAGGTATGTTTTCAAGAAGTTCAGGAAACAAATACAATCAAAATCTAGCAGATTGGGATGTAAGTTCAGCAACAAATATGAACAGCATGTTACTTGGAGGAGGCACATACACACACGATTTAACAGGCTGGTGCGTAACTAATATAACTTCTGAACCACCAGGCTGGACCGGTGTTACATTAAAACCAATTTGGGGATCCTGTCCTCCATAACAGTAAGAAACTTTTTTCACCTTTTATTGCCTTTTTCTGATGATTATTTAGGTTTTCACTAAATACAATGTCAGAAGACAGTGATGACAACAGACAACCATATGTTGTCTGCTATGACAACATATCAACCAAGGAGATTTAATATGTCAGCAGCCAGTAATTATCTAGAAAACAAACTATTAGACCATACTCTTAAGTATGGCACAGCACCATACACAGGTGCGTCAACAATCTATCTAGCATTGTTCACAAACACTTCTACAAACGCAGCCGCTAACCTAGAAGCAGGAACATTATCAGACGAAGTAACAACTTCTAGTTCTGCTTATGCTCGTAAGGCAGTGACATTTGCAACCGCTTCAAGTGGTACATCAGCAACCAACGCAACAGTGACATTTGATGCCGCTACTGCTAACTGGGGCACTATCACTCACATCGCCATCATGGACGGTGCAACAGCAGGTGCAGGTAATGTATTGTTTTGGGGTGCAGTAACAACTTCCAAGACTATTGAAACAGGCGACACATTCCAAGTAAGTTCTGGTAACTTAACAGTATCTTTAGCCTAATAGGCTCGTAGAGGGTGTTAGTGTTCTAGCACCCTCTTTTTACTTACAAGGAATCAAACATGACTAAGCCAGTTATAGTAACCAGAGCAGGCAAAGGCTCCGCACTCTCTTTCGTGGAAGGAGATGCAAACTTTACCAACTTACAAAATGCAACCGTTACCGTTGCTGGCGATAGCGGCACCAGTCAGGCTATTGACTTAAACGACACAGTAACGATTTCAGGTGGCACAGGTTTATCGTCAGCAATGACTACCAAAACTGTTACACTAAATTTAGATAATACCGCAGTCACAGCAGGTTCATATACCAAAGCCTCAATCACAGTAGATGCACAGGGTCGTATCACAGCCGCATCAAACGGTTCAGCAGACTTTGCCACTGCTGATGCAAGAACAGCCATATCAGTCACCGATGCAGGTGGCGATGGTAGTGTGGCCTACAACAATACCACAGGCGTTATTACCTACACAGGACCTAGTGCCAGTGAAGTAAGAGCACACTTTTCAGGTGGCACAGGTATCACCATAACAGATGGTGCCATTGCTACAACAATCACTCAATACACTGACGCAGCCGCAAGAGGTGCCGTTAGTGTTACAGACGCAGGCGGTGAAGGCAGTCTAAGTTATAACTCATCAACAGGTGTTGTTACCTACACAGGTCCAAGTTTCTCAGGACTTGAAGTTACATCAGCAAAAGGACAGGCAAACGGTTATGCCAGCCTTGATAGTTCTGGATTGGTTCCAAGCAGCCAATTACCAAGTTATGTTGACGATGTTGTTGAATCCGCAAACCAAGCCGCATTGCCAGTCACAGGTGAAACATCAAAGATTTATGTTACACTAGACAACGGTAAAATTTATCGTTGGAGTGGTAGTGCTTATGTAGAGATTTCAGCAAGCCCTGGGTCAACTGATTCAGTAACTGAAGGTTCAACCAATCTTTATTTTACTACACAACGAGCCAGAGATAGTTTTTCTGCTTCAACAGGCATTACAATTACCAATGGTGCTATTGCCACAACCATTACACAATATGCAGATTCAAATGCTCGTTCAGCATTAAGTGGGTCGACTGGCATTTCTTATAACAGTTCAACCGGTGCTATTGCATTGGCTAATACCGCAGTTTCGGCAAACTCATATACCTATGCTTCAATCACAGTTGACGCACAAGGTCGTATCACAGCCGCTTCAAGTGGCACTACACCATTAGTAAGTGGTGGTGCTCTAGGCACACCAAGTTCAGCCACTTTAACTAATGCTTCAGGTTTGCCAATCTCAACAGGTGTTTCAGGACTAGGCACTGGTGTTGCTACATTCTTAGCCACTCCAAGTTCAGCAAATTTAATATCAGCAGTCACAGATGAAACAGGCACAGGTGCATTGGTATTTGCCACTTCACCAACATTGGTAACACCTGCACTGGGAACACCAGCATCAGGCAACTTAACTAACACCACAGCAGACGGCACTAACAAGGTTGGTTATCGCACACTGCCACCTGTAGGCACAAAAACTTCTTCATACACCCTAGCAGTAGGCGATGTAGGTGAATATGTTCAAGTAGGTTCAGGTGGTTCAATTACCATACCTAACTCAACATTTGCAGAAGGTGATGTTGTTGTGGTTGTGAATAATCACTCCGCAGCCATAACCATAACCTGTACAATTTCAGATGCTTACATTGCGGGCACTGACACTGACAAAGCCTCAGTGAGTTTGGCCACAAGAGGAGTTTGCAACATCCTGTTCCTAAGTGGAACACGCTGTATCATTACTGGGAATGTATCATAATGAGTGGATTTCTATGTTCAATGGTTGGTGCAAGTTTCACAGTGGCTGCTGTGGCACAGGTCTTGCGATCTAAGAAAGGCATCACTGCTGTTGGCAATGCACAGATTGACACAGCACAGAGCAAGTTTGGTGGGGCAAGTCTTTTATTAGATGGCACAGGTGATTATCTTTCTTCTACAACTCCTATATCATTAGGCACAGGTGACTGGACCGTTGAATTATGGCTTAGAACAGGAACAGCCAATAGAGTTTTCTTTGACAATAGAATACCCACCGCAAGTGCAGGGGTATTTTTTCTAAGTGCATCAGGCTTTGCCAGTTATTATGATAACACCACAGGAACTATTTCAGGAACTACTAATTGTGCAGACTCAACTTTTAGACATTTGGCATTTAGTAAAAGTGGCACCACATTAAGAATATTTGTTAATGGCACCGTTGAATACACAGCAACTGGCTACACGCAAGATATGGGCACTGATAGAAGTTGTATCATTGGTGCACAATTTGATGGTGCCATTTCAATTAATGGCCACATAGATGAATTCCGCATTTCCAACACCGCCCGTTATACCGCCAACTTCTTAGCCCCAAATACACCATTTGTCAATGATGCCAACACATTATTCTTAATGCACGCCAACGGCACAGACGCAGCCACATTCTTTGAAGATGACAATGGGGCAAGAGAACAGAAAGGTATCACTGCTATAGGTAACGCACAGGTTGATACTGCACAGAGCAAGTTTGGTGGTGCAAGTGCCCTATTTGATGGCACTGGTGATTATCTTTTAGTAGAAAATCTCGCAGGCAACATAACTGGAGATTTTACCTTTGAATGCTGGGTGAGATTTAATTCTTTACCTGCATCTAATAGTTTTCATATGTTTGTCACAGGTGACGGCAATAGATATTTTGCTTTATTAAACAATAGTGGAACCTATAGATGGGAATCTAGTTTAATGACAGGCAGTAATCAATATGTGGCAAGATACACTCCTAGTATCACAACTGGTGTTTGGTATCACATAGCATTGATTAAATCAGGCAGCACACTGACATTCTATCAAGACGGAACATCATATGCAGGAAGCACTATTGCTGGTTCAATGACCAGCACATCAACTTTGTTTGTTTCTGGAACCAATATCCTAGGAGCATATACCAGTGCTAACTATAGTTTAAATGGTTGGCTAGATGAAATCCGTGTTTCAAACTCAGTTCGTTATACCACAACATTCACTCCATCAACCACACCTTTCACTAATGATGCCAATACCTTATTGTTAGTTCACGCAGATGGCACAGATGCCTCAACAGTATTCCGTGATGACAATGGCATTATTGGATCTACACCAAAGGCTATAACTGCGGTTGGCAATGCACAGATATCAACTGCACAATCAAAGTTTGGTGGTAGTTCAGCCCTATTTGATGGAACAGGTGATTACCTATCAATAGCAGATACTGCTGATTTTGGATTTACTGCTGACTTCACAATTGAATTTTGGGTAAGAGGCACTACACTAAATGAATACAATGTTTTATATTCAAATTTTAATTTTGCTTTTAGTGGCCTCTATTTTGCCTATTGGCACAATGCTACCAAGTTTTCAATCTTTATCAATGGTTCAGAAAGAGTAAGTGCATCAACTACATTATCAACCAATACTTGGTATCATATATCATTGGTTAGAAGTGGTAGCACTGTAACAGTCTATAGAGATGGAACCAGTATTGGAACTGGCACATATTCAGGCACTGTTGCTACACCAGTAATCACAGCCATTGGCATCAATACAGATGGATTCCAACACGGCTGGACTGGTTATATAGATGAAATTCGTGTTTCAAATATTGCTCGTTATACTGCCTCCTTTACTCCTGCAACCACAGCCTTTACTCAAGACTCAAATACCCTATTGTTGATACACGCAGATGGTGCCAATGCTTCAACCACATTCCGTGATGATGCAGGTAGAACGCAGAAAGGTATTAGTGCCATAGGTAACGCACAGGTTGATACCGCACAATCAAAGTTTGGTGGTGCCAGTGCTTTATTTGACGGCAATACTGATAAACTAACTATTGACAGTCAGGTCTTACCATTGACTGGTGATTGGACCATTGAATGTTGGTTCCGTGCTTCAACTTTAGGCACACAAAATAATCTTTGGTATGCAGGACCTAATGGTCATACTCCTTATTTTTACAGCAGTGGTGTAACTTGGTATGATTGGGACAGTAATTTAAATGTCTCTACTACCATTTCAACTAATACTTGGTATCATTTTGTCTGCGAAAAACAAGGATCAACTAGAAGAATGTATCTCAATGGCAGCGTCATAGGCACAGCCTCAACTGGTGATAGAACTACTTCATACCTTTGGATAGGTGCACACGACTTTGATACTGCAAAACATTGGAATGGTCACATAGATGAATTCCGTGTTAGTAATACAGCAAGATACCAAGGTATAGCATTCACACCATCAACTACGCCATTCCAAAGTGATGCCAGCACATTATTGTTGATACACGCAGATGGCTCTGATGGCAGCACAGTGTTCACAGATGATAACGGCCTTGCACCAATTACTGGAACTCGCATTCAGAATAATATAATTGTTAGCAGAAACGCACAGATATCAACTGCACAGAGCAAGTTTGGTGGTAGTTCAGCATACTTTGATGGTGCATACAATGATGCTTCAATGTTAAGGGTAAATGGTCCTAATGTTAATTTTACCAATCAAAATTTTACAATAGAATGTTGGGTGAGATTCAACGATGTTACCACTACCGCTGGCAACAAATATTTCTTAAGCAGTGCTGACGATACTACTACAAGTTTCTTAATTGCATCACAAACTATAAGTGGTGTTAGAAGATTTAGAGTAACAATAGTTGATAGCACTGGTAGTCTTATTGCTAATAATTGGACAATTTCAGATATTACTCCGCAGGTTGATACTTGGTATCATGTGGCAGTAACTCGCAGTGGTTCTACATTCAGAGGCTTTGTTGATGGAACAGAAGCATCCAGCACAATAACATCAAGTGCCAGCATATTCAGTAAAGACTATCTGTGTATAGGTGGTTTGATTGAAGGCACAACTGCCATGCTTAATGGTTACATTGATGAAGTTCGTGTTTCAAACACGGCTCGTTACACCGCAGGCTTTACTCCATCAACAACTGCATTTACTAATGATGCCAATACCTTATTATTGATACACGCTGATGGTGCTAACACTTCAAAAGCATTTACAGATGACAACGCCTAAGGAGCAAGTAAGTGGATCAACTCTACTTTGAATCAGGCTATGTAGAGGCAAAGTATTTTGTCTATGTAGCCAATGCCACAGCAGGCTTTACACCTTACATTGCTGAAGGATACTTGCCCGCGGACTTCTTTGAAGATCGTGGTTCCTTTGCGGCTATATTCTGTGATGCAGAAATTGTTGTGGGTATGCTACTGGAAGCACAGGCATCTCTATTTGGTACATTCTCAATCAATGCTGGTGCTCAAAGATTCTTAACTACTTCAATTGCACTAACCAGTTCATTTACACAAACAGCCATTGGCACACGCGGCAAAGACACTGATCTATTTGCCTTTAGCGATGCGGCTATCAGTGTTCAAGTAAGTAGAATCCGTGGTACTAATATTACTGCTTCGTCAGTGTTTAGTGTTGCCATTGACTTTGTTGTTGAACGAAGTGCTGATGCTGATGTTGATGCCATATTCTCTGCCATCATTAATGGACTACGCAGCCGTGACACAATTACACAAACGCAGGCTGCGTTTTCTTTTGATGTAAGTGCCAATGTCATTACAGGTGTTGCCGCAACTGCCACTGTTCAATCTACAGTTTCTATAGTCGCTGAAAGACTTAGAGGTATTAACAGTTCTCAAAATTCTGAATTTGCACAAACCACATCTGGAGATAGAATAAGATTTGGCACAGTGGCATTATCCGCAGCCAGCACAGTCACAGCCACTGCAAGAAAGATCCGTGATGCTCATTTAACAGGCACTGGTGTTGCTGCCATTAATTGTATTCCAAACTTTACAACTAATGGTTCAGCATCAATACAATCCGTTGGCACAATATTTTTCAATGGTGTATTGCGTACATCTACTTCTGCAAATGTATCATCCATTGCTACATTCTACGCAGGCAGATTAATCAGAGCAGGTCGTCCAAGACCATACACACAAGTTGGAACACCAACACTAGACACTGGTTCTAAAAAGTTTGGTGCTGCCAGTGCTAGATTAAATTATACAAATCATATCACAGTTCCAGCAAGTGCAGACTGGAGCAGAATTAAAACTGTTGATTTTTGGTTTAACATTCCAAACCCAACAGAATTTGATGATCTAAGTGGAGGCTTGTCCCATTCAGTATTGACTTGGTATACAGATAGCAATAATAATAGAAGTCTAAACTTTCAATCTCAAAATCAAGGAATAAAGTTTGGCATTATTGGTGCTAGTTATAGTGCTAGGATTGCTGGTGTAGACTATTATCATAACTTAGATTTTGGGTCAGGCATCAGTTATAACACTTGGCGTCATTTTAGATTACTAGATGATGGTAGTGCAATTACCATGTGGCTTGATGGTGTTAAACAAAATCCTGTGGCTGTAAATTATACATCCGCAGGTATTGGATTTAATCAAACATTAAGAATTGGACATAATCCTGTATTCAATCCTCCAACTATTAGAATTGATGAACTGTTAATCACTAGAGAAACATTAACTTCATCAGCAACATCAACATTCACTATACCTAGTGATAGATGGTATCCTGAAGATCAAACCAAGATATTATTATTAAGTCATTTTGACAGTAATTATACAGATGATATCAGTGAGGTGATGACTCCAACATTAGCATTGTCATCAAATGCCACAGTATCAGCAGCCGTTGGGTATGTTGCCACACACCAAGCCGCGATATCTGCGTCAAGTAGTGTAGTCGCAGTCGTTGGCAAATTAAAAGAAATCAATCTTGTGGCATTTGATGATGCTGAACTTTCAGCCACAGCCACAAGAATTAAATCACTGGCATCTAATTTAACCAGTGCTATCAGTGTTAGTGCCAATGCAGTTAAAACTACAGATACGCAATCAAATATAGAATCTGTGGTCTCACTAAGCACCGCCATATCCGCTAACAGAAACGCTGTCATAACCACACAAGCAATCAGTTCACAACTTTCTGCGGTAGTAAGATTGGCAGGATTGTTTGCAGATGATCTCTGCGAATTTAATTTAACCACTGTGGGTGTTCGTACAGCCTCAGCACAAAGCAGTTTACAAAGTCAATCACAGACTACGGTTACCGCATTTAGAATCAAACAACTTTCTAGTGCCTTAGAATCATCTGCAACACTTGCCGTAGATGCAGTGGTGGCTAAAGTTGCCGCAGGTAGTTTCAACAGTAACTTTGCACAAACCACATCTGGAGATAGAATAAGATTCTTTGCAATGTCAGTGGTGTCTAATAGTCAGGTCTCTGCCACCGGTAACAATCTTGGCAAAATAGAATGCACATTGTTTAATGCAGTTACATTGTCAGCCACTGCAATGAAAATTGTTGGTGTGGCGTCAACTCTGCCAGCCACCGTTGCCACTGTCAATGTTATAGCCAATCGCATACAGAACGCCGCATCAGCGGTTACTTCCAACAGTAATGTTAGTGTTTCAGGCCAAAGTGTAATTACAGCCAGTGCCATTTTACCAAGCATCGTAATTCAAATGTCTGTGGTAATGGAAATAGCAGGATTAGGCTCTGCGATGAATGTAACTGCATCAATGGTCACAACCGTTAGTGTAATTAAATCAATACAAGCGTCTGCAAATACTTCTGTTTCTGTAATTGCAATTGTTGGTTACAGAGTTACTGCTGCCAGTGCTATAACTTCTGCGTCTAGCATAACATTCTTGGCAGGTAATCTATTATCAGCACAGATGGTGATTACTTCAGCAATGACATTCACAGCCAGTGTTCGCGAAATACGCATTGATGAAATCGTGTATGTGATACCAGGAGAAATTTTTGAGTTTGAAATTTCTTCAGAAACACGCCAATATACCATTGGTTCTGAAACTAGAAAATATATAATAACACAAGGAGAATGAAATGGCTACCGCCCGTTCTGGATTTACACAAACCATACAAGGTTTAACTATTAACAAAGATACTGAAGCAAGATTAATTTATACTTTTGATTGGAGCCAATGGTTACCAACAGGAGATACGCTGGCCAGTACTTTATACACAATAACTGCTCGTGCAAACGACCCAGATCCATTGGCAATACATACCCAAGGACTTTCAGGTGCTAACACCTATGTTGAACTTAAAGAAGGTCAAGAAGGTAAAATCTATACAGTAACCTGCAAAGTTACCACGACCAATGGACTTATTGATCGCAGAAACTTCCGTGTTAAGGTATTGGCGAGGTCAGCATAATGACACTGAAAGAACTTGCTCGCGAGATAGACATTATCAAGAACAACCATCTTACACACATGGCTGAAGACATTGACCGCGTTGAAAGCAAGGTAGATAAGATTGACAACAGAATTTGGGCTATCCTAATTATCCTATGCGGTGCTACTTTTATACCTATGTTGGTTGATTTTATAAAGAATATTCAGTAATGCCAGCACCAGAAGATTTACAGCAAGCCAGAATGGCTATATGCGAAAGTTGTCCAGAACTAACTACATTAAAGAGATGCCAACAATGCGGTTGCTTCATGTTGGTTAAAACAAGATTAACAGGAGCCCATTGCCCTTTAGGTAAATGGCCCACATTGGAACAATGGAAGACAAAGAATTTAGAAGAAGGCTTAGTGAAGTAGCAGAATGGAAACTTCCTGAAACCCAAAAAGAAACCAGTGTCGCTGCCAGAAAGAAACGAGGCAGAAAGACCAGCGAGGAGAAATATCAAGATGAACACGAAGAAGTCTTTATGGAATTATTTAATGGCGTTAATCCAACCTACGCCCCCATGCTTACCAAAGTCAAACGATGTGCAACAACCTGTCAAGACTGCGGAGAACATTGTGCCAACGGCAGAGAAAAAGAAGCGAGGCTACACCAAAAGAACGGCAAAGCGGCTTGGCGACAAAAATGCTTAACCTGTAACAAATTTCAAAATCCATTTAATGGCAAGTTTGAACTCATAGGGCAAGCGGCTTCAATCAAATGGAATGACTTCATGCGTGAAACCAAAGGTGCTCGTAAAACACCAGGCAATGAAAAGCGTAAAGAAGTGGTTGTAGAAAACGCAGGAATCATCAGAATATACCCTGAAACAATGCGAGATGACTAAATAATATTAGCAGAGACAAAATCCGTTATTCTACCTGGATATGGTTCTAAGTGCTGTCACACTAAAGAGTTTCACTTGCCATGGTGAAACCGCTCTGCTAGAAACGCCCGTCTTGGGCGTTTCGTCTTTTCAAGTTTGGCAAAATACCCCCTTGCTTTATTTCCTTTAATCCGCTATACTAACTATACGGGCTCAACCACCGTGTAAGATAGATTGGTAATCTTGATGATTGCTTTATTTTCTCACGAGTATATAATAGTAATTGTAGTGACAACACTACATAACAAAGGAGAATATAAAATGGAAAATATTGAAAACGCATTAGATAGAATAGCAGATGCAGTTGAGAGTAGTGTATGTGATGAGTACCACAATACTAAAGCATCAAGTCATTTGTTCAACATAGCATATAGTTTGGAAGAGATTGCTAATACTCTTAAAAAGATTGAAGCAAAAATGAAATAAGGATTGGGCACTTAGGTGCCCTTTCTTTTCACTCACATTTTCTCCCGTTATTTTGTCTCTCTTATAAATACTTGTGACAGGCAAATACAATCATCATTCTTTGGCAAATCACTAGGCATATCAACTAACACATAAGGTTAGCCCGCCGGTTATAATTGGGCTGTGGAAAAACTGGGGAATAACCAGACACGCAACATATTGAAGCACTCCCGTCGTGGAAACGACTATCCTGAAAAATCGGAAGTGAGTTGAGGTTGAAAACAAAGATAACCAACGCATTGATATAGTATGAATGTTAGCATACGAACACACTGGCTATAAACATCTAGACACTAGGAACGAGGTTTAGAATACTTTTTTAAGTATATCGTGGCAGGTACGGAAAAGCACAGAGTCCTTTAGCATACAGTGAACAAAACACCTGCTTCCCAAAGTCTCGGCTGTGAAACTCACATAAAGACCCAAGGTGGAACCGCTCAAAACGGTTCCGTCTGACTGAAAAATCTACATAAAGTTTCATAAGTCAATCATTTATCTCACTTAGTTCATTACCTCGATGAAGAAAGAAGCGAAGCGAAATACGAAATCGCGAAAGCGATTGAGTTGATGTCTTTAGACATCATTAGTAGTCCAAAATGTCTTAGAGGAACTGATTGGTAAAATGTCTTATTGACATAATCACGATTTGAGCATATACTATGTGTATGGTGTTACTTCACACTGATTTTAGAGAGAAACTAAAATGGCAAAACTTACATTCAAACAGCGGTTTCTTAAACACGCAGACAAGTTTCAAGACTGCGAAGGTGCTTATCAATTCACTATGAATGACACTGATTTTATGTTGGACCAAACATATTCGGGTCGCACATTACTTTGGTTTAATGGCAATGAACTCCTTGCATTTTCAGATGAGCAAGACTACGAGGCATTGGCTGATATGGCAGAGTTTGAAGCAACCGGTACACTCCATAAGGAGGCCGCAGAATGAATATCTTTACTAAAAGTCTTGCTCAGCCCTTGACAGCAGATCAACGCAGTGAAATGATTACTCAGTTTGTTCAAGAGATCTATAACTTGCCTGAAGCCCTGCGTGATCAGATGATGACACAACTGACTCAAGCCTGTGAGGAGGCCGCAGAATGAACTCAAATGAAACTATGATGGAACAGATCCGCAGACTCAATCGTGAAGAAGCCCTAAAACACGAACAGCGTAAACTTGAATCTATAAATAAAATCAAGCAAATGAGACTGCGTCAAAAGGAACAAGAAAATGTCAGAACAACTATTCCTCAGTGAATATGTCAACGGGAATCGTACCGCTTGGGTATGCCGTCGAAGAGACTTGAAAGATTATGTGGTGATTGGCTACATCAACGGCTTGGAAAGAATGGGGCATCCGTTCGCCACTGAACACGAGGCAGACGACTATGCCGAAGATTGGGTTCTACTGTCAACCAACGAGTGACTCCGTTAGGTTGTGACCCGCGGATCGGGCTTGGCCCGTTTCTCAGCATTTCCCCCCGTAATGTTCCGCGAAACGGGGGAATTTACTGAGCAAAGACCCTTGTAAACACAGGGTTTTTTTGTGGCATAAAAGCCACAGTTTTTACCTAATTTCTGTGGCTAAAAAACAACAAAATACCACTTGACATTTTGGTTGATTGGTGCTATACTGTATTTGTAGTGATTAATTAACAACCAAGAAAGAGAGCGAAAAATGACTAATTTCAAAAAAGGTAACTATATTACATACAATGAAGGTGGCTATGAAATCATTGGTATTGTAATGGGTGGGGATTGTGCTAATGTTCAAAACCTAACTTTAGGTTACACTGGCCCTAGCGATGGTGTTGTATTCCCCAACACAGCCAAGATACTTCCAAAGTGGAAAGTTGAACACCTTAAAGCCCAAGGCTATTTGATGTGCGAATATATCTTAGAATATGATGTGGCATAAAAGCCACACTCAAAAGGGGTTGACAACAGCCCCTTTTGATGCTATACTGTATTTGTAGTGATTAATTAACCTTCAAGAAAGAGAGCGATAAATGACACATTCAATTTTAGATAAACAGATGCATCTGCAACAATTAGAAGACTTTCTCCCAGTATTGCGTGAGAAATTAGAGTCAGGTAAATCCCCTAGTGATATTTTGTATGAGATGCATCAAGCATTGAAAAGCCTTAGTGAGATCAATGACTCAGAAGAGTTCGAACGCTCTGGCTTTGACCCTAACCAACAAGACTTTGCTGACTAGGTTGACAACGGTGCCGTTTGGTGCTATAATATAAACTTATTAACAACGAAAGAGAGCAAAAAAGTGTTCAAAATAGGTGACAATGTTAGATTTGGTATTCGTACCAGTGATATGAGATCCGGACGCAATCGTGCTGATGGACGCAATGGTGGCATACTTCGTTTAGATGGTAAAATTATTGCCTTTGAAAATGATTTGTATGTGGTCAAAAGTTCCAGCAACTATGAAAGATTTCCATCTGGTAAGTTATACAATCTCCGTAAACTCAAAGGTGGTTGGGTGGTTGAAGGCCAACGAGATGATCCAAAAGGTCGCTTATACTTAACTTTGAATACCGATGCGTAAAATAACACTAGAAGAACATATCATCGCCAGTGCCTCCGAAATGCGAGAACTTGAGATACAGGGCGACATCGAATTATACGAACCTAAAAATCCTAGGCACAAGTTCTTTCACAACATCAAGACAGCACCATACCGAGCATATCGTGGCAAGTGGGGCTCAGAGCATCTCAAATGGGACGGTGAAGGTGCCGCGATAGTTCGTGCCACTGCAACCCGTGCCAGAGAAATACAACACTATATTTCGGACTGCCTGTTTGGGGACCATAATGAATAGTCTTTTTTACCCCATTCTTTATTCACCCTGCTAAATAAATGTATGAGCAGAATAGGACCAAGACCACATTGTTGGAAAGTGCAGGGGGAAATACCCCACGCTCAGTATCTGGCCTGGCTACAAATGAAAGCACAAGCCAACTATCGCAAAGAACTTTGGATGCTGAGTTTTGAAGACTTTAGACAGTTATGGTTGGGTCGTTGGGATCAAAAGGGTCGTGGCATTGATGATTTTTGCTTGACACGCGAAGATCAAAGAGGTGCTTGGGTCTTGGGCAATGTTGTGTGCATACCCAGACACGAACACCTAAAAAGAAGTGGACTTTACAAAAAGGAAAAACGGAAATGGCAACAAGAATCATAAAATACATACCAAAGAACACAGCCGCCGGTACTGAGTACAGAGAGATTGAAGAGGACGACAAACAGTTCATATTGACCTCCTGCATACAGGCATTGGCAACAATGGCTGAATATGACACAGCCAGCAGTGATGACGAAGATCGAAAGTGGGTTCGTGAGCAATGGTGGCATAAAAAAGACAAACGCCTGCACAAGAGTCAAAATGGTTTGAATACCCCTTGTTCAGTGTTGGGCGGCATTGTACACAATATGATGTTCAAAACACCGCAACAACGAGACTTCTCGGACAAGCAAATGAAGGACTTGGAAATGGTGTTCTTGTTGTTGAGTAGCATCCGTGAAGAAATTACTGCAATGAGATTCCAGATTGGATTCGGCAGTTAAATAACTGTATGGATGATTATTGGAACACGGGATGGGATCCCCACCACGCACTACTGCAATGCGAACAAAACATCTTGCAATGTGCCAATGCTATCAACAACGGCACTGAAGTTATGAAGGACTTGGCCAATAAGTTCAATCATCAACAAGAAGTCATACAACAACTGCAATTCAACAATCGCAAACTGCAACAGATGGTAGAAGCACTGAGACACGAAGTCATCCAACAAGGTGCTAGACTAGAACTGTATAAGATGCAAACACCACAATAAGCCCGTTTTAGTCAGGCTTTTTTTTGTTCTACAATAAATAACTGTATGAACGAAATACACGACAGCGGAGCCGTGCTCCTAAAGCCGCCTAAAAAACAAAAACAATTGGTAGAAGGCACCATTGAAGGTTATCCAATTGGCCGTGACAAAAAGATAGTTCCACCAGAAGAAGTTCAAAAGTTAGCGGCATTGGGCTGTTCTAACCGTGATATTGCTAACTTCTTTGGCATTGAAGAAAGCAATGTCTCCCGTCATTTTGCCGCCTTTATCACAAAAGGGCGTGAGGAAGTAAAGATAGCCTTACGCCGTGCAATGCTGGACAATGCCTGTCGCAATCACAATGCCGCGGTGCAAATCTTTCTTGCTAAAAATCTATTGGGCATGGCGGATGTTCCAGTCAACTCAGAAGATAAGAAACCATTGCCTTGGAGCGATGATGAGTAATGCCGCTTAGTCTAGCACAAGACTCAGTAGCAAAAAACCCCGCACGATTCAGGGTGGTAGTAGCAGGACGCCGCTTTGGTAAAACCCACCTTTCTATAAGAGAGTTATGCTATCACGCCAAGGATCCTGGGAAGGATGTATGGTATGTGGCTCCTACCTACAAAATGGCACGACAA